CTCGATGGGTTGCAGATTGATTTGGGGCACAGTCCAATTGTTTTGAGCTGCGTTTCGGTAGCGTGGTTTCTTAGCCATGACAACCGGAATCCAGCCAACAATGTGCATCTTTGGTGAGCTGCCTGTAACTAAGACAGCAACATCCCGATCATGACGATCCGACTCCTGAATCCATAGATTGCTGGCCGGGTTGGCAGACCATTTGACTTCGATGTGATCTCCCACATCGGCCTTTGATTTATCCCATGTGATGCCCGGTGTGTATTCATAGCCCAATCGTTTTGCCACTACCCATTCAGACACCATGGATTCAGCGTTTTGTGCAACATACTCAAACCATGACAGGTTGCGCTGGATGCGTGAGCTGTGATCAGCTGATCGATCATGGCAATGTTGAATTGCTGCGATCATGCATTGCACCTCCTCAATGCGATCTATCATCGGCAATCACCGCAAAACCAAATGATGTTTTCTTGCTTGTCATAGCCTTTTTGGTAGCCGAAATGATCCAATCGCCTCAGCTGTGAGCATTTGTCGCATTGCTCGATTTTGTATTCCTCAACGATTTCGCCATTGCACATCAATCGAGCTTTCATTTCCTGTGGATAGATAATTTCGACAAAGTCGCTCATACCTGTGGCTCCCATTTTCCAGTCGAGCGCAATACATACCATCGCGGCGTGCATTGCTTTTCTTTGACTTTTTCTGTGCAGAAATAGCCACCCCATGATTTTGGTGCTTCCGGCTTGCTTTGATTCCAACGCATTGCGCCATGTGAACAGCCTGGAATCGCATCGGCTGACCATGAATCATCCGATGATCCGAATGATGGCGTGCCTGACAATTCAGCTTCGGCCGCTGTTTTATAGCTGGGGACATCGCCATGCTTTGTTGCCCATGGGTCATAAACATCGGCAGCATTGACAATTTCCATTGTCTCTTTTGTTGCCTTTTCCGTGCCACCCATGACCAAGGCCATCACACGCATCAAAGCTGAGGTGCATGTGTCCTCAACCATCCAACGGCGCATTTTTTCCGGATAAGCCTCACGATAGCCAAATGCAAAATCAATTCCGGCTGGCTCGTTTTCTGTCTGGCTTCTCCATGCTTTCGCCTGTACTAGCACATAGCCTTTTTCAGCATTAAATTCGATGATGTGAGCTTCAAGCCTCCCATTGGGAAATGTGCGCAGCCAACGATCCGTGCGCTCTTTGTTGCCTTCGTAGTTGTCCATGAAAGCCATCATTTGGCCTTTCGATCAGCTGAGACAGCATGGCGCGCAACGGCTCGGCCGCGTGTATAGCCTTGTCTTTCGCCTTCTTTAAATCCCACCGAATAAGACATGACAGCCCATAAGGCTCCAGCGATCAAACATGTGATCACAATTGATGCTTCGTTCATTGTATTGCTCCCGATTCGGGAACTACTGTGCTTCGCTCCCACCAATAGAGTGAGGCAATACGCTGACAAATGCAAGAATCACGCTTAAATTACGGCGTGTCGCTACCGCCTAAACGGCGTTCAATTGTTTTTTCGTATTCTGATTTTGTTTTGTCTTTGAGGCCGTTGGATGCTAAAACCCCACCCAATGACCCGGTGAGAAAAATCGCCAAAGTCTTAAGCAGATCGATGAAAGCTGCATCATTAGGAGCTTGATTGCCAATTGGCTGTGTAACAAAAATCAACGCATAAGTGATGCCCAAAGTCACAATGAGAAAAACAAATGACAAAACCGCCCCGATCAAAAACATCAATCGCGCTTTGATTTCCTCTTGACTTAATCTGTCTTTACTTTTTGAACCCATCGCCTATCAAATCCTCCGTGCATGTACCTGTGACCTTGCATTGGGGTTTTTGACATTCTTTGTTTTCCCAATTTTCGTGCAATTGGCATGGATAGCGAACCCATCCATCGTAACCACACGCGGCAAGGCTTGTTGAAAGGATCAAAGTCAAGCCCGCCACGAGTAGTTTCGGAATCATTTCCCCGTTGATCCGAAAGCTGTATCAGCTGGATTCAGCCAGCGCAAAATGACCGGCACGACAGCGGCCACGCCACCCATTGCCATTTGCTTGATGTCGCCACCTGCCATGTACACGGCCAAAGCTGCGGCCAAATACGAGCGCAACCATGATGCCAAAATTGCTTTTGCTTGCTCCATTTATTTTCCTCCTGTTGGTCGATCCGGTAAATCACCGGAAAATGACTCATAAGCTGGCCGGCCATAACCGACAACAAATGAGCGTGCTCCCAAAGTTCTTGATTTCACCATGACTTCTCCACCATTGCGCTGATCTCCAGCCCCGGATGTGTTTCCTTCAATGGTCACAATCTGTTTGTCCGATACTCGGATTACCAATCCAATGTGGTTAATGGTCGTTTTGTCATCGACAATAAAATCAAAAAACACAAAATCACCAATCTTTGGTGTTTCATGCCATTGTTTGTTTTTCTTAAATGCCTCAGCTCCAGCGCGAGTGCTCACAACATTTGGCACCTTGACTCCGGCTTGATGAGCGCACCAATTCAAAAATGATCCGCACCATGGCAGCTTATCGGCCTTCATAAATTTGCCGTACTTTGTTTCATTGTTGCCTGTTTCAGCTGTGCCAACTTCGGCCAATGCAACCTGAATCATTCTAGGCAATGTGCCTTTTGGAAAATCACTCATCGTCTATTTGATCTTGACTTTGAACTACTAAATACGATGCGTATTCGGCATCTGTCATTGGACGAATTATCACTTCACCCGTTTCGCAATTCACTTCAGTTGTCGTTGGTCTAGTTTCGGTAGGCATTAAAACGCTCCATAGATTGCAATAGTGCCTGTGTTGGCAGCTGAAAAGGTTGATGTTGAACTGATTACATCGATTCGATTAATTGATGTAGTCGAATTGTAGTTGCCCCAAATTTGGTTCATGGTGTCACCATTAGCAGCTTTGTTGTCTGCCATACCTTGGATCAACTTTGGACATGCCTGATTAGCGTAATCTAATTCAAGGTCTGCAAGAATGTTTGTTCCACCTGCCCGACCTAGGCGAACTTCTCCAAGGTTAGAAAATGAAGCAGTAATCTGAGCGACTACGCCGTTCCATGCGTAACTATAACTCGCAGATGTGTCATTGTTAAACACTAAAACCATGCGACTAGATGCTGTTTGCACAACGCTATTGACTAGGATGCGCAGTTTCTTGACTGGCGGAATACTTGTAAATGAAACAGATGATCCGCTAGTCGGTGTCTGAGTAGTGCCAATTTGTAGCCAGATGTCTCCACCCGGAATCGCTGTAAATCCCATTATGAAATTTCCGTTCCATAAGCGTTAAATGAAAGATTTGCCGTTGATGCATAAACTCTAATTTTGTCAGTTGTAGCCAAAGTAACTCCAAAAGTTAAGGCAACAATTCCGCTTGGTGCAATTGTGATGTCATAGGCTATGTAGTCTTTTGTAGCTGTTGCAGCACCGGCAGCACTAGTTGAAAGTCTAAATGTCGCAGCCGCCGTGGTTGATCTATTTGTCACGACAAGCGTTGAAATGATTGCGCTTGTCGATGCCGGTACTGTGTAAAGATCAGTTTCCGTGGTTGCCGCTGGAGCAGCTTGCCCGAGTATTTTGTAAATTGTGGCCATTTTTATGCCCCCATGAGTAGAAATGGATGAATGATTGCATTCACAGTTAGTTGGATTGAATAAGTGGTTGAGTCAATTTCATTGCCAAGCGTTCTCATGTCAAGCGCACCATTTTTGACATAACCCGTGTTATCCGGCGTAGTCCAATTATAATTTGGCGTGTTGGCCATAATTCATCCTCTCAATAAAAATCATCGAATGTGTCCCATGTTACAGCCGGATCAACATCATTCCATGTCAATGCCGGATCAACATCCTGCCAGCGTGTTGGGGTGACTGAATAGGCCACATCCGAGCTGTCAAAAGTTAAGCTCATTTGAACATTGTTGAAGCTAAAATTCCAGCCTTCAACAAAGCCAAAATAAGTCGTGTTTTTGACCGCCAATGGCAGATCGGTGATTTCAATTGCCGTGTCCATCGAAATGGTCAGCAATTCGTCTAAATCGCCGCTTGTCACATTGGGTGAATCAAGCTGGATCGTAAATGATGACAACGATGTGCGCGGATAAGCTCTGAGCGTAATGTAGCGATCGGCTTGAACCTGAGCATCGGTGCCAGTTTCCAATTCAGTCGTGACCGATCCTGCGACCCGGGTATAAGTGGCAATAGATGTGGCATCCTCGGCTGTTTTTTGCGCGTTGGTTTTATAGCTCAAAATGATTGAATTCATGATGTCGGACAAGGTTTTTTGGCTGGATAAACCATTTGTCAAAATGTAATCGGTCGGAATCAATAAATAGCCCGATGTGCCAACAGCTAGAAAACGGCGCGATTCATTGGCAAATCCAACGCTACCTGTCGGGGTTTCGTAAATGTAACCAAATGCCTGAGTCGCGTAAGTCGATGCCAAAGAATAAGCATCCGATGGGCTGGCTGATCTTGCCGTAAATTCATAAACCGGCGGCGTGTCCACAGAATCAATGGTGACTCCAGCATCGGTAAAAATGCGAGTCATGCGATCATCATCAAATTCTTTTGGCCAATTGGAATCGCCAATGACCTTTCGTGCCATTTGTGCAAATGTCGAAAGTGCTGAAATTGTTTGAATTGCCACAACCGCATTTGTGCCAGCAGATTGCACGCTGTTTGAAACATTTGAGATTTTGCCTGTGAACAATGTGATTGGCGTGCCGGCTGAATTCTCCACAGTTATGACAACGCTGTGATTCATGTCGAATCCAAAATCCTGATTGTTAGCGTTCAAAATGTTGATCGTTGCATAACCTGCACGCGATTGCTCCCAGACAGTCGTGCGACCAAAAGACACCGAAACATTCCACAAAGACTCACCTGTGAAATCAACGCCATCGATGGTCACAGTTGGGTTGGGAACCCATGTCATGTTGAGGCAACCAATCGTGAAATGCCCAAATTGTTAAATGTGCCGCTGAGTGTGGCCTCTGTGTTGAGCACATTGGCAATTTGTCGGGCAACGCCGATTGGGTCAATTGCACCTGTCACATTAATGTTCACAGTTGGGCTATTCATTCGACCAGCTGGAGCGACTAAATTGCTGTTATTTTGTGGCAATGATGATTGACTGCTACCTAGAAAACCAAGCCCCGGAATCTTGCCCAATGTGTCCTTTACCTTGCGACCAAGATCAATAATCTTTTCAAATCCTGAAATCAATTTGCCAACAATAGTCAAGGCAAGTCCTAAGGCATCGGAAAAACCATCAATTGCGATTTTCAACGCACCGCCCAAAAATGGTGCAACAAAGTTTTTCAAAAATTTAAACAAAGCATCAAACTCATCTTTGTTGTCCATGACAACCTTTTTAATTTTATCAAATGCATCTTTCAATGCAGCAATGACCGGTGTGAAAATTACTTTGGCAAAATCTGACACACCTTTGAAAGCCTCGCCTAATCCTTCTTTACCGCCCATCGCCCCGATAAACGATTCAACCGCTGGAACAATTTTATGCACCCACAGTCTCTTTTGTTTCATCAAATGCGATCTTTAAACGATCCATCTTGCCTTGAAAGGTATTGGCCGATTCGGCAGCTGCTCCAGCAAATTCCTTGCCCAACTCACCAAAAATGTCAATGCCTGATTGTGCAACAAAATTGACTTTTTCAGTAGCTTCTCTGACTCTATCGCTTGCCTTTTGATACTCTTTTGATTTTGGACCATAGTTTTCAAGAGCAAAATTGGCTTCATCCTGAGCCTTAGCCAATGCCTTTTGAACTTTGTTGTATTCGGCAAGATTGTTGGCGTTGTCTCCGAGAGTAATGCCAAGTTTTTTAAGTGCTCCAGTCTGCCCATCGTTGGCTTTGGCCAATGCATTTGCAGCTGTTTCGACTGAAATGTTTTTTGCCGCCGCAATGTCAAGCGCAAGATTTGTGAGCTTTTGAGCTTCCCCAATGTCTTTTGTGGATCGTGTCAGTCTTTCTAAAGCTGGGCGCAATTCATCATCGGCCACACCGGTGGCCAAAGATTGCTTTAAAATGTAATCCTCAGCGGCTTTAATGTTGGCCTCAGTTGCTCCGACTGTGTTTCTCAAAGCATTGGCAAGTCGTACCTGTGCAGCTTCATCCTCAATGGCAGCTTTAACGCCATCGACCAAAAGTTTTCCAGCGTAGGCGGCGGCTGCCACTCCAGCGACAGCAAATGCAGCTTTGGCCTTGCCGGCAAATCCGTCTAGTTTTCCGCCAAAACCTTCAACATTGTTTTCGCCTTCTTTAAGATTTTTTCTGAGCTGATCGACATCGGCTAAAATCGATAACTTCAGCGTTCTTGATTGACCGGCCATCACCACTCCTTCAAAATCTTAGAAAATGCATCTTCCCATTGGGCAATGATTGCCGGCTGTTCGGCTCTTAGTGTTGGATAAATAAAGTATCCCAGCGATCCGCCTTTTGGCCCACTTCCAGACCACACCGGGAATTGCTTGAATTTGTTTGATCCGAATTCGTAACCGCCCCAAAGCTGTTGAGTCGTACCGCCACCGCTGAATTTTTGCGATACAAAACCAAATGACAATTCACCAATTTTGGATGATTTGCTTACGCGCGATCCTTGAGCGATCCGGGATGCAGCTTGATTTGGCCGACCGCTGGCAGCCGAAATGATTTTGGATTGCACATAAGTGGCCAGTCCATTGGAAACAGCTTTTGCCTGTCCGACAGCTGCATCATCCATCGCTTTAAAGGCTTTGATGATTCCGCGCAAATCACTCTTATCATAGGTGATTGCCTCAGTTTCCATTTTGCCTCTCCAAAATCTCAATTGCTGTAGTTATGTCCTCAAAAGTCTGAAATTCTGATTTGGGCAATCCGGTCGCTATTGCTAACTCCCAAAGTGCTCGATTCAGACTTCCGTGCTTATAGCTTTTGGGGTATCAGTCTCCCCAACATTGATGTCGGTAACTGTCTCGCACCACACATCAAATGCCTTGACCGGCTTGCCAGCCGATTCGCGCTTCATTGCGTGATACGCCAAAAACATGAGATCAGCAATTCCCAATTTCTCAGAAACTTGCTGAATGGTGTTTCCAGTTTTCTGTTCCCATTTCATCCACTCAGGCGGCAACGCGACATGAATCGCGCTGTCACCCGATGCGTATTCAATTGTAATTGGTAGTTTCATTTGTGCTCCCGATTCGTTTTCTTAGCTGAATGTTTCTGTTGGCTGTCCAACGACTGTCAATGCCCATGTATCAGTCAATGCGCCTGGAGCTGCACCACCGGCTGTTGGGAAAATTGGCAACACATTGAATGTGAAAACCGCACCTGTCACAGCTGTAAATGAAACAGCAACAGTTGAGTTTGGATTCTGCTCAGCGTTTGTCCACATGTTTTCAAACAATGAACCTTGCGCAGCTGTTGAACCCCAGTCCTGCAAAAGTTCAATGGTGAATGTCCATTGCTTATCGACCGACTTATAAGCGCGGCCGTCTAATGTTTGATAAGTTTCAATGATTGTTTCAGCTGAAAGTGTGGCCGATGTTGTCTGTGCATCGTACGCCTTTGTATCAAGCGTAAATGAGACATCTCTGCCGGTAATGATAACAGTACTCACTTTGTTTCTCCTTAGTTGGTGTAGTAGGTGCTTATTTGTAAATCGGCCGTAAGGTATTTACCGGCACCGACTTCCAATGGTTGTGGTTGATTCACATTGCCGACTTCGTAGCCATCTGGCATTGTGCTGATGATGCTGATCATCAATTGTTCAAGATTGTCTAAAGCTGCGGCATTGTTTGAATAGCCGACAACGCCTGTCACAGTCAAATTGATTTTAACTTTTGTAGTGTTTCCATTGATCAAAACACTTTCCAAATACGGCGCATCCGGGATCAAACAAATGCTTGGTGATGTCATTGTCTCCGGGATGCCGTTGTACACATTGGCAGCAATGGTCGAAAGCGCGTTTTTCAACGGCGTGCGGATTTGGGATTCGATTGTCATTGCGCCATCGTTTCAACATCTAAGAATGGCCCCAAAAGACCGATTACACGATTGGTTAAGCTGCGGCCTAAAATGAATGGTTGCGGCTGAAATGTGTCTGACATGAT